TCGGGACGGCCTCGGCTTACGAGTGGAACATTCCAGCCAATCAGGTTCGTTTCTCTCAATCCACGTTGAAAAGTTTGGCGTTGAATAAAAAGCTGACGGCGGGAACGAGTGAGACGGACATTATCACGGCCCCGACCGCCGCGCTTGCTTGCGGGACGGTTAAATCCTCATACGGGTTTAGTTTCTCGTATGCGGTGCTGGTCGGAAAAATTTCATACGTGAACGACACAACCAGCAACTACTCAAATTATTTCGGGTTGGGTGTTTCGGGTTACGCCGACTTGGGAAATTTTATGACGACCGATTACAGCATAAAGGACACATTTAAAGGCGGATTCAACGCGATCCTTCCCGAAATGTGCGGCGTCACTCCGGGTGTGTCCGAGGTTTGGGCCTACAAGCAAAAACCTACTTTTCTCGTAACGGCAAACGTTCCGTTGGGATCGACTCACAAAGTTTGCAAGGTTCATTGATTCGTTATTCGTTCGGCGGGGTGGGTCAAACCATCCCGCCTTTTTTATTTAAGCATATAATCCAGTAGACGTTACCAGCCATCCCTTATATAGAGAAGTTCCAGCTGGAGTGTTAATAAATCTAATCATGGCCCATCCATTTTCTGGGATAACAACATCAGATGGAATGTTAAATCTATTAATCGCCAATGATTCGGTGTTTTTAGATTTCAAAGTTATGGTTCCCCCTATCACATTAAACAATAGCAAATCTGTATCTATTGTTCTGCTTTCGGAGTTTATCCCAGTGATGTTTACGACTTCTGAAGTAACTATTCCCAGTTCGGTAACATTTCCATCCGCGAAATCTTTCCCAGCAGTATCAACCGGGCTATAATTATTTATAGTCCCGTTAATTACCGGAGCAACCATTGTGTAAACATAAGGAACATATGCCGGTCCAGCCGGTCCTTGAGGTCCAACTGCGCCTTCTGGAGGTTGAACGCCAAGGTTTCCATCTTCATCGAACACGATCGTTTTATTTGCTCGAATATAGGCCGTTGGAAGATCAAGCGTTGTAGCCCCAGCAGGTTCACTATCAGGAGCTTTGACGCTCTTGGATATTTGTTCCTTATTCTGCAAGTCTTCCAACGCAAGTTTGTCAAACTCATTTTCGTGCAACACAGCGTAGTATTCCGCGTTGTTTCGTATTGAAGTGATTTGAGTACCATCCAGGTTGGATATGATCGAAAGTTTATACCCGGAGCTAAGTATATCCGTGAGCGTTATCGTTCCGCCTTCGGTATAATCCGTTGGTGCTTTGATTCCAACAACCGTGTAATCGTCGTTTATTACCAAGTCTGCGCTTGACCCGGTTGAAACCTTGGTAACTATCAGCCTCAGGTTCGAGATGTTGAACACGCAAAACGAAAATGTGAATGGTCCAGCTATGCCTGTCCCGGCATAATCAGTGCGTATGGAAGTCGATGCGATTGTCATTTTAGTACCTCGTTTTTCTGGTTAACAAATCTTTGATGGATGCGTTACCATTTTCGGCAATATCGTCGTATAAGTTTTCGGCCCATGTATCAATTAGTTTCGGAACATGAGATACTTCAGAATAGAATTTAATCATTTCTTCGGCATCTTTCTTTTTAAATTCATTATTATTGAAAATCATTTTTTCGGTATTGGATAAACCGTAAATCGCATCTTCTCCAATTTGTTCTAATGGAAGCAAATGCAACGCAGGTTTAAATGCGTCGCTTTTTTTTGTTACGGCTCTATACGCGAAAGAAGCTAAGTTTTTTCCTCCAGGAGCCAATTCCAAAGCAGAAGTACCAATCTTTTCCCAAAGTCTCTTTTTCTGTTCTTCGTCATTTTTGTTTCCATTTGTTGAAGAAATATTTCTTAACAATTCTGAAGAACCAAATCCTATCAAACTCATCATTAATGGGAATCTAACAATCATTCTTGCCACAACAGCGGAGGCGGCCAGGAATCCTTTGCTATCATAAGCTGGTCCAACTTGTTTTCCCATTTTATAGGCCCTGTTATACATCGTTGCAAACACTTGATATGCCGGACTAAAGCTCTTGGTTAATTCCCCTCCTCTCATAACTCCGGTATGTTGAAGTTTAGAGGCGCTTCCCAAAAGGTTATCTACCGTTTCGGAAGCCATGTATTTTGCGGTTTCTTCGTTTTTGCCCTCTTTAATTGCATCAGAATAAACTCTGTACCACTCAACGTGAGAAACAATTTTATCTGCGCTCCGTTCAGTTATGAACGTTGTATGTTCAATGAATGAAAGCAATTTATTCTTTCCAGAAAGCGCTTCGTGTAACGCCTTTGAATCGTAGCTAAACATTTCAGAACGATATTTCATTGAAGGTTCTAGTTCTTGAACCTTTTTAACCAAGTCGTCAAGTTTTCCGCTCCAAGGGTTGATGCCGTAACCAAACAATATATTAGATGCGTGAGAAACACCTTTTTCCCAGAATATATTATTCACGTCCGATCCATATTTAACCAAAAACATTGGGGCTCTGTATCCAATATTATAAAATATGCTGGTGACTCTTCCGTATCTGAACAGTTTATCGAGCATTCCTTTTGCATCATCACTACCGCAAGCCAAATAATTAACTTGTGTTTGAAATACGCTTGCGCCTCTAACAGTAAAAGCATCTTCTAAGGCCGTTTTAACGTTCTTGTCTTTAAGTATTTTGTTGGCGTCTCTGATACCTTCTTGCCAAGCCAAATAATGGCATGTATCTTTAATATATTGCTCATGAACTTCGGGGTTTAAATTTAACGCTTTTCCCGTACCTTTTTCTATCTGATTTTTCAAAAAACCATTATTAACATCAAAAGGTTTAAACGAGTTCATTTGATCGGGTCTTGAAACTTCAACGGGCTTAACATCAGTTCCAAAGTCTTTATCATAAGACTTATGGTAATACCATCCTTCGTACATTTTACCTTTAAAAGTAACAGGAACTTTTTCAACCGGCTTTGGAGCAACACCATGAGCCCTTAATTCTTGTGCAACGAACTTTGGCCAAAACTTCTCGTCTTCTTTTGAAATATCTGAAATATAATCCATATCCTTTTCTGTAAGTTTATCTTTCATTCTTTCAATGGTTGCTTCATCAAACCCGTTTCCTTTAATTATGTCCGCTTTGCCAGCAACATTTCCAATGTACCTCATTACTCCGTACAGTTGACCAATCGTAAAATCTCTCATTTTCCCATTACCAACATCAACCGAAACCGTTTCATTCATCCGTTTACCAATGCCATCTTTCCCAAAATGCTTTTCTGCAATGTCTAATTCAGATTTAACGCGTTCATGCGTTAATTCTCGCTCTTTGTTATCGCAATCCCTTAACGGCCTTGTAAAAAACTTGTGCGCGGGTCCGTCCGGGCCTCCGTCGATGATCTCGGCAAGAGTTTCAATTTGGCCCATTTCAAGCAACGTTTTATCTCCGACCGAAGTCCACCAATGTTTTAGTTCCTTGGCTCTATCCGAATGAGAATCTCCAACATTGGCCTTAATTGCATCGGTTATAGACTTATTTATTTCTTTTAAATTTGTTTTTGTTTTGTCATTGAGCAAAACGTTTTCGTGCCTTCCGTCCGTATAAATGGCACTTACCGCATTAACTACTGTAGATAATTCATCAAGAGTTAAACTGTTTTTATCAATGGGTTTCGATTCTAACAAATCCACCGGGACATAATCGCTTAATCCTGCGTGTTCCAAACCTTCGGATTTCAACCTACTCAAAAACGATGAAACCGTTTCTGGCTTCCAAGAACCTTGCGCTCCGGTCATTCCAGTAGCGTCTGAAATTTCTTTTTGACTTTTACCTTCCATGTTGTCTGCCATTGATTCCCAAGTGCCACCGGGTTGAGGTTTGACCTTATCCGCTAATCCAAACTTTTCCAGCAAACCATGAGCAATTTTTGCGTGTCCAACCGGAACCGTTAATAATGGTCTGTTATCAATGGACGTTCTATCAGCCAAGTCTTTGGCCTTGGATTCAAACTTCCCGATTATTTCTGCGTTGCGAATGGCTTGTTTTGCCATCTCGTGATTGATTAACTCCTTCTCCTTCCAAATGGCCGCATTCTTATAATCTTTTTTATTGGCATATTCCGAGGCTTTAATTGCTGAATTTTTGGACGCCGTTATATATGTCGAATAACTCTTGGCTTCGGTCAAACCTTTTCCAGAAAGATTTATTCTGGCCTGTTCTTTTGCCTTCTCTTTTAATGCACCTCTTGAAGCGCGTTCTTCTGCTTGCGTTTGTTTTTTTACTTCCGAAACTTCTGCAAGTGTTTTTTGAATGTCTTCGTTAGACATTCTCTTGTATAAATTTAATTCTGCACTCAACGCTTCTGATCTAGCATCTCCATAAAGCGTTGATATTTTTCCCGCAGTGTCCGAATTATAGGCCAACGGCTTACCAACTCCCAATTCCGTTTTAATCTTTTCACTTATTTCGTATTTTTTATCTGCGTTAACCATAACCTTTGCCACTTCGGAAGCGTCTTCGTATCCGTATTTAATGGCAAGGGAAGTCAACAAATCTTGTTTTGAACGATCTCCATCAATGAACTTTTGAGCCTCTTCTTTGTAGTTTTTGAATCCAAAATCATCAATCATCTTGTATTTAGGGTCTGCATCTACTTCTTTTGTGGCCTTATCTTCAGCCAAGGCATAGGCATGGGATTCTTCAACATTGTCGTAAGGAATCAAGTTCCTTATTTTTTGCTCAATCACTTCTTCAACAGACCTGTAATTAATATCTTTCTCCGCCTTGGCTCTTGCAACGTCTTCATCTTCTCCATGCTCCATATAAGATTTCATTTTAGTTTTTAGATTAATGTCAATGGCGTCTTGTGTAGCCTTTGCGTATCTTGCAGTCCAAAGAGACATTTCATTAGGATCAACTCCCTCCGGGGATTCAGAATTATATCCCATGTCTTTTTCTGCTTTTTTAATTTCATCTTTAGACGCCAAAATCCTATCGTAAACTCCGCGCATCCTAGGAGTCATTTCAACTCCAAGATACCTTTGCATGATGTTTGCCGTTGGATAAACTTCTCTTACCCAGTTCATAAAACGATCAAACATTCGTTTCATGCCTGGAACAGGAACATCACCTTCCCAAAGCCTATATTCAAAACCACGAGCAAACTTTTCGTGCATCTCCCTTGCTTCTTTGGTGTACTTTCCGCCTTCTTTTGAGAAAACATCATCCCAAGACTTTGCTCCAACCCACTTAAAGAACGATTCAGAATCTTCTTTTAAGTCTTTGGGCGCGCCTTCCAATTCAGACAAATGTTTCATCATGAACAAAAACGCATGTCCGATTTCATGGAACATTGTGGACTTGTCGGAGTTTTCGTTAAGTAACACTTTAAACGTCATTTTCTTGGTCAACGGATCATAGGCCGGTTGCATTGCTCCGCGATTCTTTTGATTAAACATCGCGTTTTCTTCTTCGGATATTGGCTTTCTATTTAAAATAAAATCTCTGGCGTCTTGCGTTTCTGGTATTTGACCAGAACGCAAAATTCCAAATTTTTCATTAGCCTCGTCTCTGTTTACGAATTTGCCATCTCCCAGCAAGAACCCCGCGTCCTTATCAGTTACGTTTTTATATCCAGCAAATCTTGCTTGTTCAAATGCCGCAAAATGACCTTCGGTTCCGGTGGTAGCAGTAAATATTCTTCCTGTCTCTGGGTCTTTAACTGCGGCTTTCATGCCTTCAAGTTGCCTCTGTCGATCTTTTATATCTTTTTCACTGACATTATTTTTTTTAAAAAAGTTATCGTAATCAGATTGGAAAAACTTTTCTGGAGCAGAAACTCCAAAAATTTCTTTTTGCTTGTCTTCCGAAATAACCGGAGCGTGTTCTTTTGATTCTTCAAATCCAAACATATCCCGAAGTTCTTTAACGGACTTTCCGGTTCTCTCAGAAAACGTTTTGTAACCAGCGGCAACGGTTTCCCCAAAAGATTTATTTTTAAACTCGTTTTTTATCTTTTGAAGTTCGGATTCGTTTTCATTCTTCTTTTGAACATCTGCCTTTAATTGAGCTACTGTTTTATCTTGCGGATTTATTTTAATGCTATCTGACAGCTTATCTACATCGCTCTTCCTTTCGGAAGTCAAAAACTTTTCCATTGGAATCACAACCTCGGTCGATCCCGGCTCTTGATAAGACTTTAATGCCTCTTCCCCAAATTGTTTTGCAACATTTTCGGGGCCTTCTTCTTGGTAAAGACGTTCAAATTCTTCCACCGGGATACGAACGTTTTCTGCTCCGTGTTGATCGGTGAATGCTTTTATGGCTTTTTGAGCCATTTCAGTATTCATTTCTGGGATGGATTTAGAAAGTTCGATTAACTTTCGTTTTGTATCCTCGGCATATTTAACATTGTTTTTAAGAACATCAGATTCAGACTTGTTACCAATAGCGCCTAAAAAGTGTGGCACTCCCATTACAGCGCCTATTGTTAATCCTCCGATGGTTGATTCTGCCAACTTGTTACCGAAATTTTCGAACGCTTTGGGGTTCTCTCCGCTTATTTTATCAACAGCAGAATCACCAAAAAGCTGAGCATCGTTTTGTGCGGACATTCCTAACGTACTTTTAGCGAAATTAGTGAACGCTATTCTGTATGTTGTTTTAGCTCCTTCATTTCCAAGAAATGAAGCCACAGCGGGAAATGTTTTTGAAAAAACATTTAAAACCGGAAGCATTGTCGCCGCCGTAATCCCTCCTTTGGCGGTTGCAGAAGCCAAAGCCATTTCGTCAGAAAGACCGTTCTTTTTGGATTCTTCATAACTTTCGGATAAAGTCCCAGCCCCCAAGTACGCCGCCGTTCCAAAACCTCCAGTTGCAACAGTAGACAAAATCAAAGACGCTATATTTGGAATTTCAGTAGTTAATTTTGCCGCAAGAGCATTGTAGTCGTGGTCTTTATAAGCTTTTTGCCAAGACGCATCATCGGCAACAGGAGTTGAAATAGTTTTTATGTATTCATCAAGTTTTGTTCTTGCAGATTCAAAAACACTTGGGTCTGAATAATCGTCATGTGCAATGGATTTTAAAACCTGATTAGGAGCGTCCAATGCGTTTAATGCAAAAGAACCCATCTTCAACGTTCCCTTGTATAAATCTTTTATCTTTCCTTCGGCGTCCGAAAGACCTTGCAAAGAATTGTGGCAAGCCGCCATGTTCTTGGGGTCTTCAAGAAATCTTGCCAATCCTGGACTTCTATCTTGCAAATTGTCCCAATATTCTTTATCTGGACCGCTCATTACAGACTTAGCTTCTTTTAAATTGTTTAAAACCTTGTCTGGATCAATTCCAGTTTTTTTAGAAATTTCCAAAGCGTCCGCATTGTCATTGGCATTGGAATCTGAAACTTTGCTGTAAAGCGACTGAAGATACGACTTTTTGTCTTCCGATGTTGCAATGCCCATCTGCATTTCGCCTTCAACCGTAGACTTGTCTCGATAGTTTGGAACAGGTTTTTCTGGATATGTATTCCCCTCCGTAGGAGCCACCCTTGCCCAAGGCTCTTCCGTTGGTTGAACCATAGGTTGATTTTGGTCAACAGCTTTTAAATCAGAGCTAGGAGCCACTCTTGTCCACGGCTCATTATCTGGCATTTTATTCGACCTTTGTTTTGTTTACCTTCAGGCGTTTGCTTCCTGGAGTTGTGATTGATTTAGAGTATTCTTGCTGATCGTTTCCAACAGTATACCCGCCTTCAATGGCTTTTTCTATGTGTTCGACAGTTATTGGAACAATATTCCCGTTTTCATCCGGAGGTATTGATTTCAAATAATCAATGGCCTTTTTTACGGTTTCAACGCCTTCTGGTTTTGATAGATACGCGTCAAGCGCATTGTTTACAGAATCAATATCTTTGTACCCACCGGAATGTTTCATGTCTTTAACTATATCTTGGGCAGACGGGCCTATTTTTGTTTTAAGATTTTCAACATATTTTGCCGTTCTGACCTGTTCTTCTGGAGTGGTTAAGTTTCTATACAACGGTTGTTGCGTAGGAACGTTAAAAGTATTCCAAGCGCCGGACAAATTCTTGAAAAATTCAGCGTTTACTTTTTTTTCAGAACCAGGAGTTTCCAGCAAATTTTCATTAGCCCACTTTCTTATTTCGTCAGGTTTTAAATCTTTACCTTTTAAATAACTATCAAAAGCATCTCTGTTTTTGTAATATTGTTCTGAGCTTTCCCCAAATTTATTTTTCAGCATTTCGTCCACGTTATCAACCGCAAGCACCTTTCCTTTATCTAATCCGGTTCCGCTTCCTTTGCTTAACACTGAGTCTACATGTTCCAAACAATCCGAATAATCTTGAACGCTTATTTTACCCAAATCTTTATCTTTTTTTAACTGATCCATTTTTTGGTAAACGCTATCGTCTCCGGGTTTTATACCGATTTTAAAATTAACTTTGTATTCTGGGTTTGTACGAATGTCTGGAGGAGCATAAGCCCCGGCCGCAATTTTTGTCAAATCGTTTCTACTTACTGGATCGCCCTCTTTTGAATATTTCGCCCACTGTTTAACGGTTGAATCATAACTATATCGAGGGTCTTTAGTTTGATCGTATTTTTCTTTCTGAGTAATTACAAAATTCTCCCAAGCCCTAAATTCATCTGCTTTTTCTCCAATTATTTTTCCCTCTTGAATCTTCGCAAACCTCCACATGTCATTATAAACGGCTTGGGCGTGATTTTCATCTCCTTTAAACCGTTCATGGTTTCTTACGTAGTCCCAAAGTTGTTGAGGCTTAACGTTTCCTTGTTTATCAAAAAACTTTTTACTCTCGTCGTCGTAAATTCCTTTAATGCCTTCGTTCTTGTCTCCATAAAACTCTTGGTATGCCTCAGAAAAGTTAACGTCTGGCTTGTAATGCTCGGATAACTTTTGGTATTGATCTTCGGATATTAACTTTGCGTCTTTGTCTTTTTTAAGATCATCGGGTATCTGATATCCCAGGTTATGATCTTTTTTCTGATCAGAAATATTAACCCTAACCATTGCATGGTCTTCTTCGTTTTCTTTTTGAATTGCTTCTGGAGTCCAATGGTTAACCTTGGCCGCCTTTTCATTCATGTCGTGAAGATCGTTTAACGTCTGATTAACAATTGACGGATTATCATAATTATTTGAAATCGTGTGCATCATCTGAGCTTTTCGCGTCACAATTGCCTTGGCGTCTATAATTGGTATTTGAGACGCAACATGAGCGCCTATTTCAGAAGAAAGACGGTCTTTGTATTTGGCAGTTAAGTTGTCAAACGCTTGCTGTTGTCTTTGGTCTGTGATTCCAGACCTTAAAGATTTCGCGCTTTCATCAAATGCTTTTGCGGCAGGAGACACAGCTTCAAATGCGTTTGTACCTTTGTAGTCTTCAGCTTTCCCAACTAAGTTGTCTTTGAGTAGCCCCATCTTTGTTTCATAATTATTCTGAATCGCAAAATCCGCGTGTTCTTGAGCTTGCTTCATGTAATCTTCGGCAGACTTCTTTACTTCTTCTGCACCTTGAGCGTACCTCTGATTAACGTCTTCGTTGCTCGGAATATCAATATGTTCCCGAACATCGGGAGTTATTTCAGGTCTAACTTCGGGGGCCTTGAACGGACTTTCTACCGTTGGAACTCGTGTACTCATGATGCGGCTCCCGCGACTTTCATTCCGTCCGAAGCAAACCCAGACAACGCTCCATAGAACCCGGAACTCTTCTCGGATTCGGCCTTAACATCTTGAAGTTTGGCTTCGCCTTGGGCTTGTATAGCTTCCATGTTGTATCCAAACGCCTTAGCATAAGCGTTGTTTCTGATCGTTAAAATGTCTCTAGCACCTATTTCAGCCGTGGCGTTTGTTACGGATTGGGCGCCTTCGCTACGAACATTTATGCCTTGGCCTGCTTGAGCGGATACTTCTCCACCTATTTGTTGGGCGTTCCGTTCGCTCATGCGTTGTTCATCAAACGACTCTTGGTTCCAAAGTTCTTTGGTTCTGATGGATTGCAACTGGGCGTTGCGCATATATTCGCCAGAACGAAACTTGGCGGTTATAGCATTGGCGTTTCCTTCAATAAACGAACTAATCCCGGAATCCAAACCTTTGAGTATGTTGAGACCCGATTGGGTTGTTTCGTCTTGTTTTGAAGTCTTGGCCGCGGCGGTGGGTTCAATTGAAGATGTATCGTCGCTTCCGGTTGAAGACGAAGCATTAATCGTGTTACACAAATCATCAATACTTGATCCTGTATCTCCGGTTTCGGATGCAATGTTTTCGTCCGACATGTTATTTCCCCATTTCCTTCGCGTCGATGGTAAATCCTAGCGCGGAAATTGTTAACGGAAGCGGGTCTAAACTACGCACAAACCCTGCGGCTCCGTAAGTAAATGTACCTGCAAAGTTAACCAAAACACGCCCAGTAACCAAATCTACCGAACTGTCGTATCCGGCCTGATCCCTGATCTTCGCCTCAGTTAAACCAAAAACATTGTCCGTTGCATGGTTCGACCCTGGCATGTTCTGAGGAGAACTCAAGTTATCTCCGGGGTCTTGTGATCCAACCCAGAAGCTTTGAGATGATTTTAGCATTAAAGAGCATTGCTTGAGTATTGTCTTTTTGTTTATGTACGAGTCTTTGGGTTCATCATAATCAAGTGTTTCAATGCTTGACATGTAAGGAAATCCAACACGAAGCACTTCTCCGAAATCAGGCAACTTTGCGTATGTGTTTGAGTCCAAGGTTATGAACGACACCGTGTCCGAAATGTTTAGATTCATTGGATTGCAAGCAACGTTGGCGTCAATGGTGGCCGCAAGTCCCGTTGCTCCATAAATAGGAGTCGAGCATTGAACAATATCTTGTGCTAAGCTCCAATCTGTTGTTGCTAGATTCCTCATGTTTGCATATATTGCGTTATCCGTTGACCCGCCGTTTGTACCATCTGGAACAAAACGGTCAACTTCAACGATCATATTTTTTGGATCAATATATGAAACGGGAGTACACTTAACCAAGTATCCATCGGTTCCACGAATAAACCACTTTATGTGTTGATATAACCCATCCGAAGTGTCGGAAGGGAAGTAATTTTCAGAACAAGTCAACGTCCAAAGTTCTCCGTTTGTTGGAGGAATAAATGTCATGGTTTTATCACTCGTGTTTCTTCCGTCATACGAAACCGAGCAATCCAAAAAGTTTGAGTCTTTAACGTCAAACCATTGGTCCGAAGACATGCGTTCGATGAACCTGTAATCCGTTCCACCAATGGTTCGTTTTACAACAGCGTAAACGGCGTCTTCGATTCCCTCAATAACAGCGCAGAAGTTCTCAAAAGTACCTTGAGTGGTCCTTCTCCACCAAGCCGCAAGCTGTTGCTCTGGACAATAAGTCAATCCCAACGCTACTCCATCATTACGAACGCACCAAACTGTACCGTCATAAATGCGTTGGTAGTCCCAATCCTTGATCGAATATCCTTCCACCAAATGTTTCGAGAATAAAGTTATTTCTTCGGACGATGCAATGTATGTATAACCGTAAGGCGTTATTTGCACCTGCATATCTCTAACAAGCGAAGTCTGGGCTTGGGAGTATAGAACTGACTTGTTTATCTTTAACGGTCTTAAGTCTGAACAACCGTTATACGTTTGAGGAGTGCAATTAATGTTTGTTGTAGTCAGCGTTCCTGTAGAATCCCCCTTGAGTACAATTTCACCTTGATCCGTAAACACAATCAAAAACCCAAAGTTTACTAAGTGCTTGATCTTTGCCCCAGCATCAGCTTCAAGGTCTTGATGAATAATGGCATCATCCGACTGCAAGTTAGTTCTGGTGGTAAAGTTTTCTAAATATCCGGTTCTTGATGCGTTAAAACCCAAAAGTTTTTTATTCGTTGCGCACAAGCAAAGCCGTTGTTGGTAACTTTCAACGCACGAAGGATAATCATCTTTAGTAACAAATACCGGATTATAAGTGGGGGGGCAGTAGGTTGTGTCCGCTGTCATTCCAGTATCTTCAAAAGTATAACCCTGAGTTGAACCAATAAATCCATAAACTCCTCCAACGGATTTATAAATGTTGTATTCAACCTGAAACGGATAAGTGTTCTCAATAGAATACCTATTTATATCGAGAGTTATTGTTATCGGTTTTTCTCCGGTAGGAGCCGAAACGTTTTTTGATTTAATCTCGGTTGGCGCAATTTTTCCTGAAATCGTTGAAGGAATCGTTCCATATCCCGACGGATCGGTATAAATTCTAAAAACATTGTCTGCCAATCCGTTAATATAAACATTGAAAACCCTGTCATCAATTAATTCAATTTTTGTGCCCGTTATAAGTATTTGACTTCCGTTGTCTAAAATTTCAGCCGACGATCCATGAGAATTTTCTAATGTAGTTATCTCTATGTATTTGTTTGTTGTATCAAAAACAATGTTTGAAATATTTAAATTTCCGGAAGACCCGGCTTGAGTTTGTTCAGCAATAAACAGACCGTTTGTTAAACGTTCTCCGGCCGAATTATAACACTCTATTGGATTAAAACTAAATAAAGGGAAACTTTGATCCGCCCAATCTCCAACATATTCAAAATAAATGGCGTGATCTCCTGTGTTTTGGTCATACCATTGAGTCATCCAAAGAGGACCTACGGTTGAAGATCCATATGGAGTTTGAGAAACCAAAATTCTTCCTATGCCAACGGCATTGTCTATTATTGTTTGCAATGCTGATACCGATGCGGGTCCACTAAATTCAGATGTAGTAATGTTGTCAAATGTAAGTGAAAATCTAGTTATTATATACAATTGTCCCGGAGCAACTCCCCCGGTATCTCTTTTTAATCTTTGTATGGCGTTTTTTGGAGTTGCATATCTTAAAGGAATCGGAAAAGATTCTTCTCCATCAGAAAGTCTTTCGACGGTTACTTTATAATCATATTCATATAACCCAGCTTCATATCCATCAACATGAGCTTGCAAGTAATCGGATTTAATCGACGGGATAGTCATTACTTTTTTAAAGTAAAAGCCCGGAACATCTTTGTCAAACACGAGTTCCATTGGAGCATAAGACGGATGAACGATGTAAAGAACGCCGTTGACTTGCCTAAACTTCAATGCACTTAAATCATCTTGGGCGTAATTCGTTTGAAGTTCGTAAGTGGTTCCGGTTATTTGATACCAATAATCGGTATGCGTATCCGGTTCTTTGTTTGAGTTATCATTGTTTTGATTGTATATCGCAATATATGTATTCCCTGAATAAGTAACCACACTTCCTGGAGAATATGTTATCCCAGTCGTCGGAGTGTTCCACGTGGAACCGTTTGGAGCTACTATTTTACCGTCTTGGTAGAACCTAACCAGGCTATCCGAAAACTCAAGTAAATATCCTTCTTCATCGTCAATGACAAATTTAAACAGTCTAACCGGAAGATCGTTTGGAGTCCTTGCAACTAATTCAGTACCTGGACACTTCGTCAAGTTTCCGGCACGAGTAACTTTGAAATTTTCACACTTCTTTAGGGCGATTGGATACTTCGGGTGATCCGTCTTGCCCCACAACTCAGGAGCAATCTCTCCACCTCCGAATCCTTTTTGAAGGTTAGTAAACATTTACTTGCTCCCATAAACCTTCTTCGCAACCTTCTTGAAGTAGTCTTCTTTAGTTTTTGACAAATCCATCTCTTCAATCTGTAACGTAAATTGACGTTCAGACATATCTTTGTTTTCATACTGGCTCACACCAGCAACGTGGCATTCGGCCTCAATTTTAAACTTTGCGCCAACTTCAGGCAATTCCTTGATATCTAGAATATCCAAAAGCTCGTGATTAATCGTAATACAAGTACCGTAAGGCCATTTAGGGCGTTCTTTTTCTTCAGCCTCTACGGTTTCTTCTTCGGAACGTTTATCGTCTAGTTCAATGCTTTTCATGCTTAACCTCAAGGAACGTAGTTTGAACCAACCATTTGGTAACCATGCGAAGTAAAAGCCATCCTAGTTCCAATTCGGCTTCTGGTAAGTTCTCCAATTCGCATGATATCCGGTTTGTCTTCCATTGCGTCTCTAGACATTGCCGAATACATTGCGTTTTGACCCATCTGCAAGTTCTTCTCTCTAAGATCAATCATCCCTATCTGAGAAATACTTGGAGCCGCCCACCCTGCCAGCATAAGCGAAAACGCGAACACGAAGTCTGCCGGAATGTAAGAAATTCTCGAAAATGCTTGCGTGTACTCCAAAACAGGAACCATATCGCCTTGAGCAACTGTAAAATTTGTCGTTGGAGTGAGTGGAGTACCAGTTAACGCGCTTGAAGGCCCGTGATTCGTTAAAATCACACGTCCTTGAGCATCGCTGGACGTAACATAATTTACGACGGTAGTTCGATCATCCAAGTGGCTACCATTCCAGAACCGCCTAACAAACAAGCAATCCGCTGGATAACGATATTCAAACTGCCATTCTTGATTTGGATTTACAACGATGGGAGAAACATTTGCGTAAACGTGAGCGAAGTTCCAGTTATAACCACGAAGAACCGATTCCATCCAATGGTCAAACAATTGTCTAAGTGTTTTTGCTTCGCTTGATTGATCGGTATCTAAATCGGAAATTTGCTTTCCTGTACCCATGTGCATCAAGGCAAGATTCGCAATATCCGTTTTAGTGTTAGCCATGATAATGCTTTACCTTTGGGGCGTGATGCACTTTCCCAGACTTACCAGCCATCCTCATGGCCGCGGCTACTGCTTGTTTCTGAGGATGACCAGCGGCTACCATCTCCTTGATATTTGAGGAGACGGTAGCCTTTGAAGTTCCTTTATGAAGAGGCATATCAAGCCTTCGCTTCACTTAAATTTCGCATTTGAACCTTCAACACATTCTTAACTCGGTCACGTCCTTGAACTCTCTTTTCAGCTTCATTCCATTGATTAAGAATACTTGCATCGTTGCACTTGTTAACCATCTTAATGGCCTCGTCTTCCGAAAGACGAGAAATATTACTAACAATGTGTTGCTGAGTATCAACGTCTCCAACGGACGTTGTTTGCGCTCCCATGACGTTAGGAATCAATCGAGCTTCTTCTTCTTCTGGAAGTGTCTCTCTCTTGCTAATGTTAGGAACACAATTACGAGGCGCAGGTTCCATCCAATCAGGCGCGTATTCAAAAAATTTCAGGAACCGCTCCTTGTCTTCCTTACTCCACCTTGCGCAAGAAGGGCTTTTCTGAAGCGTGAACCTTCTATATTCAAGCTCCGTCATGTCCTTCTTCTCGTTGTCGCTTACTGGAACCCCCAAGTGAGTAATCAACCGTTCTTTGATTGGTTTCTTCGTCTGGGGATCAACTTCTAAATCCGAATCGGCTTCGTGGATAACTAGGGTATCAGGGATTTCAAAGATATCCCCTCCGTGAAGCATTCGGCAAAATCGTTCTGCGCGAGGATATCCCTTCTTATCGGCCGTGGGCCACTCTTTTACTCGTACAAGCATGGATTGTCTCCTTAAAAATTTGGAGGGATGGCTGTGATTTCCATCCCTCCGTTACATACATGCCATTCTTTTTAGGGAATGTAATTCGCGGCGTGAGTATAAGTCTGAGTAAACTCGGCCTCGTTCATCAGGTACGCATTGACCGTGATCGAGTTACCAGCCGCAATCGCCTTCATACCGATGAACTCCTGACTGACCCGATTAGGATCAATCGTCAAAAAGATGTTCCCGCCACCAACAACTCCAGCAACTGTGGCAGTCTGTTCGACTCCGGGAGTCAAACGAGAATCGGTGTTAGCCATAGCACCAGTGGTTCTGATAACCGTAGGATTAGAAGTAAGCGCGGCATTATCAGCCGAAATTACTTGGAATTCAATGGTATCAGAAGCATTGGCCGCAAACGTCTTCGGGAAAACTCCAAACCCAATTTCAGTTCCGTTTTCAGCATGTCGAGAAGCAACAGCCAAATCAACGGAATAGGTCGAAAGTACCGTCCCGGTAATGGTAGTGCTGAACGACCAAACTTGAAGTTGAGCATCAAGACCTGTACTCATGATTTTCTCCTTGGAGCGGGTATCGGAGGGTTCCGAAGAACCCTCCAGGTTTATTACAACGCGAGAAGGTTGGATTCAGTAAGAAGAATCTGGTCAACGATTCCGTAAGGAACACCGTTGTATTCCCACTCCCAACGAGGATGGTAAGCCCCGGCCATACCTTCTTTTGCGTAACCAGCACCTTGAATCGTAACACTCTTGATTTGGTGCTTCAGGTTACGTTGAACCGTACGGGGACCGAAGAAATAATACGTCGGTTTCGTGGTTTCCACGCCTTCTTCAGGAGGAAGATTTGTGTCTTCAGGCAATCTGGACTGGGCTTCGTCCATGTAGAACGCAATATCGGCTCCGTTCTGAGAATTCAAGAGCGGAACGTCAATGTCACCGATACGAACCACATGCCGCCAATCAGCCAAGAAAAGTCCAAAGTCCATCGTGAATTCATCTTCGTACATCGCCAAGTTACCAACAGCATTTCCGCTGGCGTTGATTGCGTTGTTTACTGGACGAAGACCCCAATCACGATGATGAATCCCAGCAATGGAACCCTTTGGGAAAATACCCGTCAATGCGTACTCGTTAAGACCGAGCAACCAAACGGACGTGTTGGTATTAGCGGTACCACCGGCAGACAAAACGTTCTGTGAGTTTGGAGCGCCGCTCTTGGCGGAGAAACGCATCGACAGACCGTTAATATCCGAAGGATTCGCGCCACGATTTCCATAGAACCAAAGGTAAGCAAACTTTCGGCCCATTGCGCGAAGACGACCCTGGGCTTGACGAACACGGTAACTTTGAGGATCGCCGCCATAGTTGGCAACGTCTTCGTCGATCTTCACCCAGTCTTTTAACTGAGCGCAAGTCTCTTCGATTTGAGCAGAAGTCCCGTATTGCGCGTCAACGCCTTGATTCAAAATACGAGTGGAAGGCATGGGGCATGACGTTTCAACGGAAGCTTGGTGAGAACGAGCTTGATTGGTTTCAATGAAAGAAAGCAACCGAAGCAAAGCGTTGGCTTGAGAAAGAGCATGGATGTAAGGCAAAAGTTTGCCCGAAGCATCCCGCTCCTTGGCGATATCAACAATCGTAGGGTTTGAAGTACTAAGTGCAGTAGTCATTGTTTATCTCCTGATTATGAATTGTACGAAACTTTCATGGGGTCGTAGTTTAATCCGTAGGCTTTTTCCCCAATAGTTTTCGGTTCGACTTTCGGAGGATCAGGCTTTTCTCCCATGTGTAACACGGAATCACCTGACGCCTCAGCGAATTTAACCAACCCTTTAACAATTTCAGGGTGGTGAAAGAAGAAGTTAACTTTTACTTCGGACTCATAAAACGTATCGCCGAACAAAGTTTTAAGCGACCGTTCTACAAGTTGACTGGTACGATTCAAGTTATCTCCGCCAAGTTTCGGATCGGATTTAACGGAATTGTCCCATTCTGCTTGTTGGGCCTTGATGCGAGAATCTCCAAAGGCCGCAACTTCCCGAAACGTATTGAACTTGGAATCCATATCTCCTTGAACGGCGGTGATTGGCTGTTTGCCATCCACGGCAGTTTTAGAAGCTTTACCAAGCCATTCGTTGAGGAATCCTTTTTCAACGTCATTGATTCCTTCGGGCATTTTCAACTGTTTAACATCAGCAAACAACTCAGGTGCCTTAACGGCAGGCGTTTCCGCTGGTTTAGGAGCGGGTTTTTCTTCGGTTCCGGCGGCAGGAGGCGCGGCAACAGGCGGCGCAACTTGTGCGGCAGGAGCAGGAGTGGGTTCTGCAACCTTTGGTTGTTCAACAGCCGGAGGTGTTGCGGGTGCTTGTGCGCTTCCGGTTGTGTTATTCGGTGTTTCCATAGTTATGTTTTACCTCTTTTAAAATGTTCGTCAAGCTGTTTTTGTTCTACGCCTCGTTCTGTGTTCTCAATATCTTGGCGTTGTTTTGCCTCAAAAATCATTGAAATCCAAGGATTAGCTCCAAACCAGAAGGATATCTTGTTCTTTATGTTCTGAGCGCACCCTTGTCTTGCCACCTTAGCGGACATTTCTTGCCCGTTTTTATCGAAACAATCCTGGTACAAACCAAATTCTTCCATCAATTCGTACAACACTTGACGACCTTGGGGAGTAGACAAAACACTTTCCCATGCTTCTTTTAGGCGTCTGTTGCGCTTTCCAAGCAAGCGCTCTTCCATTGAGATTCTTGCTTTGTTGCCGTCTTCGTTCATTGCGGAGCCTCACTAGCCGCGGCTTGCGCTTGAGCCATATCTTTTTGGCCTTTTCCAATTTGAGGCATGGCCTGAGCTTGCATGGCGGCAGAACGTTGTTTTGCTTTTTGATCTCGTTCTTGTTTAACTTGAGCGGGGTCTTTAAATACCTTCAAGTTAACACCGCTTGCAATGAAATAACGTTTTGCCATTTCATCACGATCAATGGTATCCAGAACACTTTCAGTTGCTCCGGCGGCTTGCTCTACATTTACCACGCTTTGAATAAACGCCACGCCTTTTTCATAAGGCGTCGTTTCAGTCAACTTCAAAGCCATCGCCACTCGAGACACAAGATTCCATTTAAGATTTTTCCCTTGTAACTTTTTTGGAGGTGGTGGTATTTCACCTTGGCGCCATAATATTCCGAAAATATAAGAGAACATGGGTTTGAGCCAGTCATGTTCAAAGTTTCCGTACACGGGCGCAAGAATGTTGTAGTTTTCTTGAATCCGTTGCAACCAGTATGTAGCCGTTTCAGGCTGAGTCTTCATGGCCGTTTCGTTAGCAATCATTCGGAAAATATCAGCGTAAGTTGTTTTATCAATTCGTTGTTTAAGTTCCATGATCTTGTCTTTAATCGCGGCAAGATCGGGCTTAATTTGATACTGAGGTCTTACTCCATTTTGAGCATCAGAAGCAGAAGGAGCAGTAACCAAGAACCCAGGAGTCGTTCCCATTGGGTATTGACCCGTTGTTGGAGGCGCAACCATCGGAGGTTCAATCATTTTTTCGCAAGCGTTGTTCCACATGCCGTTGGTCTTGAAAATCTCCTTAACGTCACCAATGGCTTTTCGCCCAGGTCCGTCAACTCCATAAGCGTCTGTTGGTTGGCGAAACCACCTAAATACGAACACTGGGAATTCATCGAATCCGCGACATTGCAGAATGCGTTTTTCCCCTGAATTTCGAAGGTAATAGGTAGCTTTGTAACGTTTAAATTCAGAACGATATTTGGCTTTATTTTCGTTGTAGTCAAGGTTTGGTTCAACAACCCACACCACATCAAACGGAATTTCTCGTTGCTTGGGATCGTCCCATGCGTGTTTTAACGCGCTTCCCAAGTTTGAAGTGTCCGGCGATCCGTCCGAATTTTTCTCGCAAAATTTGCCTATGATCTGCCTAACCTTCATCCTCGTTTCAAAGATAAACGTATCCACTTGACCAAGATCGTTATTTGAGCAATAAAACGATCCAATCGGAAAAACCGTAAACTTGCAGTGGTGCTTGAAATCTTCTTCGATCATCATTGCCGAAGTAAGAAACCTTGAACCCATGCGGTAAAATGTTGGGACTTCTTGGTAAAAGTTGGAGTTCTGAAACACGAATTTAAACTTCTGATTTACGATGTGGCACCAATTTATGGTGTCGATATCATCCATAAGGTCTTCATCTTCGGGTTCAGTAACATGCCATTCCGAATTTTCGGGAGTAATTCCAGTACACAATCCGGCCATAAGATCATCAAACGCCTGAAACGGGTATGAAGTAATTTTAATATCGTCAAAATCTGGATATCCAGCAGTTGCTGGACTCCAAATAACCAAGTGAGGATCAAGCAAATGCTGTATTTCTTCCCAAGTGTCTTGATAAGGCGAACGTTGGGTAAGCAAATACGAACGAAGTACTTCCAAACGCGAGTATTCGCTATATTGCTTCTGTTCGTCTGGCTGAGTAATAATCTCTTTATTTTCCACCTAAGCTTCCCTTCAGTCCGCCAAGAGCGGAAAAGTTAATGGCGTTCGTATAAGGAGAGGCCGCATTAGCAATCCTCTGGTTAATTTGTTCTTGTTGCTGTATAACCTGGACCATTGCCGGTTGAAGTTGTTCTTGTCTAAGTTCTTTGTTTTTTGCATTAATGGCGTCTTGCTCTTGCTCGGCGGTTTCTGCAAGAGCGTCTTTTTGTTTTTTTGCGGATTGGGCAGACGAATAAGCTTTAATCCCGTAACTAATTGCCATCAATGCAAGAGAAAACATTTTATCCTCCTAAAGGGATACCCCGCCATTCTGAAACGATCACTTCGTCATCCGTCATGGTCTTGAAGGAATCCGAACTGCGTCCATGCCGCAATTCAACCGTTTCAGAATTTGGCGGGGGCTACGCCCAGTGACGCCGTTAAGCGAGTCGATTTCGGCTTTGCCGTTCCTCCATCGAGTCGAACACTTATTTCGTATTACCTGAAATCCACATCCAAACAAACGCAATCAAAGCCGCAAAACCGGAACCAACCAATCCCCATGCCCCAGACTTAACCCTCAATTGCGCTTCGGCAATTTGAAGTTTGTTAAGACGGTTATAAATCTCTGCGTCCGTTTCGGATTGTCTACTTTCAATGCGTTGAAGTGTAGCGTCAATTCGTTCAAGCGTCTTATTCAAATACAAACGCTGTTCTTTCCAGTCGCAATCTTCGCACGTTGGCATTTTAGTATTCCATCCACTCTACGTCGTAATCTATGTATGTATTACCGCCTTCTCCGGTTAACACCCATCCCGAAGGAATTGAAATGCAGAAATTTTGTGAAGCTCCTCGAACAATAAAAGGTGCCCTACCGTTGTTATCGTCCCAAACGATTGGTGCTACGGACCAATTACGCAATGAAGCCAAACCGGACGTTGTGGGAGTAGTCACGGGGAAAATAGTACTCCAAGCAACATCGTAAACTGGTTGAGCCTTGCAAAATGCGTATTCACTAGCTCCAAGATTTGTTCCTGGAGTAGAAGGGGACGTATAATTGAATGTAATTGCGGCATTTGAAGCGGGAGCGTTAATATCCAATTTGCTAATAGAAGGGTTCACAAAATGCGTCGAAGGCCCACTATCTGGATTCCTAATAGAAAATTGTATTGGTTGAGAAGTATTCATCGTAGTGTTGGCTACGTTATCGTATTGAAATGCCAGCCTAATCCTTGCAATAGCAATAGTCCTATAAGCGCTTCCTGTAATTGTTAGGAAGTGTTGAGATGAAGAAACCGTTCCGCCAGGAAGCGTAGCTTCACCACCCGTAGTATAAACCCAAGCGTTTTGTGGAACTGGAATAGCGTCCGAAAGAGGTCCAACTGTCCAAGTGTATGTAGGGGTAGAAGTGTATGTGTTTGTCGGAGTATCAGTAGGACTAGTACCAGGCCAACCAACAGAAGACGGAGTTTTGGTCGCTGTAAACGTACTTGTGTTTGTAAATGTAGAAGTCGGAGTAAATGTAGGAGTAGGTGTAAATTTTGGAAAAATGTTATTATAAGTTTGATTGATAACTACCATAGGAGTAAGTGCGTATACTGGAGTTCCGTTAATGGTACCAATTCCAAACAGACGTTGTTTAACATTTTGTTCCAACTGGGCATGAGCAGTTCCAGCAATCAGCAACAGCAATAAAAATTTCTTCATGTCTAACCTCAAGGTTTAATTTGTAACCAACCAGTTACAGGCGTAAGCGAAACTCCAATGTAAACAGTCGTGCCAGCACTATTAACGTAAACATCTCCAACACGACGAGGAGCAGGAGTCGGTTGCGCTGACCCGGTTTGGGCGGTTGTGGCATTAGTAATTGAATTTGATACATACAACGCGTTTGCGGCGCCATCATTTGTCGATGGAGTAGGAACATTCGTCACCGGAGCATTGTTACAATCGGTTGATTTTCCATTAAGTAAAACTGAACCATAAGTTGAATTTAACTTTATTCCGCCACCAACAACAACGCTGTCTCCATTCCCTCCAGTAACTGTTACTGCCGAATAATGCGCAATATTAGAACTAATTAAATTTCCCAAAACATAAACATTTCCGTTGTAAGGCGTGTAATAAACTAACTCGATTTCATTTCCAAACGAATCAATTTCGTTGGTTTGGATTCTTCCAGAAGACGGAATTCTCAGAGTCAACTGACCATTTAACCATCCCCATTCAACCCCCGGAGTCGTTACGGGCGTTATCGCCTGTGTCGGAGTAAACGTCGGTGTACTCCAAGTGCCCGTTGGAGTGGGCGTTGCAGTCGGTGTCGCAGTAACCGTAAACGTCGGAGTCGCAGTCCCGGCATAATACAATAACCGAGGCAACGTTCTAATCGTGTGACCGATAATCAATCCTTGCTTCTGACTCTGAACCGTCCATGTCCCTTGTGCGTTCGCAGTTGCTATAGTTCCTCGCCGAACCGTTACTGAATTATTATTACCGGAACTAACCCAAACCGGCTCAATGTATTTATCCAAACCTTTGTTGTAAGGAACATTTCCTGAAATGATAGAAGCCCCATAAGCTCCACTAGGAACGGGAGTGGTTGTAGGAACAAAAATAATAGTCTGAGCCGAGTCAACTCCATAAATCAAAGAAGTGGAGTTGCTAGGGACTGGGTATGTCTGAGCATTAGCCGAACACGCTAAGATAAAAAACAGTAACATTTTTTTCATTTTCGTTCCCCTTTGGATAGTATGTTACCAAAACCCATGTAGTGGTCAAGGTGTATTTTACTTCAAGGTCGTTACCACTTCCGTCTTACTGCGTGTTGGCCCAATACTGCCCAGAAACATATATCTGGGTTACGGCGTTTGTTAACGTCAATGACCATGGTTGGTTGGCCGTTTTTTCGCATAGGGACGGAACGTCGTACGTGGTGTTAGCCGCAACGATGAACGGTCCATAAGCAACCGTCGCGGATGTCTTGATAGTCATGGTGCAAGCCGTCGCGGATTGGTTTTGGATGGTCATCGGCCAGATGTCGTTGTACGCCGAAGCCCCGGCGACGATAAATGTCAAGGGCGTTGTGATTGAAACGGACATGTTGAAATAATTCTCGATTGATCGAAGCCCCTGCATCTGATATTGAGTGCCTTGCGCCACGGTTACAGGTTGTGCAACTGTGACGCCGTGAGCAGGCACAGGGCCGATAATCGTCACACTTCCGGTGTCCTCTCGCGTTACTTTTCCGTTCAAAGAATTCATTAGGGTCGTGACCGCTTGAGTCAAAGTGTTGAGGGTATAAAGCAGGGTCGACACCGGAATATCGTTGACAGATACAGGGGCGGACCCATTCAGCAACGAAACAGATCCCGCAACGTTCGGTAGGGATGAAACAGACACCGATGTCGTAGGGTTAGTGATGCTTACCGGTATCTGCGGGGTGGGGGGCAACGTTGGCCAAGGGCATTGTGTGGGCCAATTTTTGACGTTTACGTCCGCGGTCGGCACCGC